TTGAATAAGAAACTAGTTGGGCCAGCTATGTTAATACCACTAGCCTTCATTTTTTATCTCATCATTTTCAATTTTATCTACATTATCTGGAATCTCTTCAAGAAGACTGTGTGCCTTCTCTAATTGATTATGGGCATTATTAATGGTATCAGTTATATCACTTATCTCATCATATACTTCTTGAATCTTTGCTATCAATTCACTCTTTGTCATTGATTTGCCATCCTTCGCTTCTCCAACCACAATCTAAACATTCTAAGTATATTTTGCCATCAAGACAATGCCTGATTGTCTCATGATGCTTACACTTAAATATCTTCATCTGCAACTGGTGTAATAGCGTTGTCAAGACGTGAACGCAAATCATTAGTATTTTCGCTAGCAAGGGAAGCCATAACAGGAAGACTATCACGACGAATGTATCTCTTTTTACCATCTGAGCCATTCACCTTAATCTTGCTGCACTTCTCACAATGTGGTTTAGCTAGCTTAACAGTATATTCTGTCATAATAAATTCACTATTACAAAGATTGCAAATGGATTTCTTGCCAAGTGCTAGCGCACAATCAATTTTAAATTGGCAGTCAGGTAGTATGCAGAAATATACCATGCTACCTGTAGAATATCTATGCCTTTTGAGTTTATGAGTGTGTTTCGCTGTCATCTTTCACTTTCACTGAATAGAACGAGGAATAACAACAAGTTTAGCCTCATTAGTTGTTACTATGTTATACCAACCTTCTGGTAGTTTAACTCCCATAATATCAAATAAAGTTGGCCGAAATACTTTACCATCATTTCGATGAACTATCCATCCAGTACCAATGATACCTTGGCCATTCTGATCATACACTAATACCTTTTGCATTATTCCGTTATATGATACTTTATTATTAGGTTTACAATAACCAACTCCTGTGTAGTTATATAATTTAATCATTTATCTTACTTAACTCACTTTGCTCCCTATTACTTTGCTCCCTGTTGCGTTGTGGAGTGTTGCGTTGCTGTCAATATCTCTGAAGCCTTACGCAACACTTTACTAACATCCCAAGGTTCAGTAACGACAAAGTCTCTGCTCATCTTATAAAGTTTAGCTTCTTTACCAGAAGAATCACAAATATCAAAATATTCACAACGTCTGTTATACTTATCACATGACGTTTCATTCATCGGCCATGCACCTTCAGCAATACATTGTAAATAATGCATAATATTTCTAACTACATTATCTTTCCACAAATCAATAACAGCTTTGTCGTAGCTAAGCATTGGTCTTAGATACTTCTCGTGCGGTTTGAGCGTCTTCTGAAAGCCAATGCGATTAACTACCAAATAATCGCTTTTCAACGCATTGGCATAATTCTTAAACTGATTACTCATCCTATGAACTTCAAAACTTCTATCAAATGACTTGTGGTCATATGGTAGATTGGTGTACTTGTTGTCGCTGACAATCAAGTCAATCTTACCAGCCATATGAATACGTACTTCATCATCTTCGTGTAGAAGATAAATGAACGGCTGTTCTACGTCAACGATATGAAAATTCTGGTCAGCCACTCTCCAGTAATCAAAGTTCTCTTCCATTACATCAAGGATTCTTTCAATCTCTTCCGGCTCTAATTCAGATGTAGTGACACCAGCTTCTCGAATTTTTGACAATGCCATTGGAACTGCATCGTTGTAATGAATTCCATCTTTTAGAGCTTGATAGTACACTTCACATCCGACGTGAACAACTGTTCCCCTATCCAACTGCTTAGCTTTAGCTGGCTTCGATAGATTCAAATTATATCTATTGTGGAAGCGTTGTGCGCACAATAAGAATAAATCATACTGACTTGCGTCCATTACAATGTTAACTTTTGACATTTATACTTTCCTTTTTAGATTCGTTAATCTTGCCATTCCATTTTATACCATATTCTGGCTTCCACTTGTGAGCACCAGTGTATACAGACTGAATAGTATTTACTATTGTGTTAGCTTGCCAATGCTGAAATACAATTCCCATTATTTGATTGTTCATGTTAGCTCTATCTTAACAATTTTATAATATCTAGTTAATTGACAGGTTACTCTAATAAGATGTTTGTTTTCAGATGATTCTATATCTGTATTGGAGACATGATTATCTAATGGCCTAATCTCATTCTTACACCACTGACAAATCTTTGACTCATTTTCCATTAATTTAAACTTCCTGCGGCTGTTCTAGGTTCAACTTGTGCTGACTTAACTACTTTGTAAATTGATTGAATCCATGCTTCAATAGTTGACTCTTTAGAATGCTTGAACAATGTCAAGACTATACCTTTCTCAGCGTCAGTCATTAAATGAAACGCATTACAAGCTAACTCAAATTCTTCTTTTTTACCTATCATTCAAATCTCCAACCACACTGCTTACGACAAATCAATTCATCCTGACCAATCCTACCAAAATCAAGTGGTGCTTTACAGCTAGGACAAATAGATGGAAGAGTACCATATCCTAAATCATTTCTTACATCTTCACTCACCCGGAAAGTTTCTGACTCGAGGATTTTTGATACTCTCTCTGATGCCCTCTCCATTTTCCACAATCCTTGCAATGTGATGTAAGCTAATGACTACATCACTGATTAGAGTTTCAGCTTTCGAATAAATACGGTACTGCTTTCTCAACTCTGCCAGGTCGTCAGCGAACGTACGAATAAATTGTGCATCCATTATCTAGCCATCCTCCTTAATCCAAACTCTCTGAACTGCGAAGGCGTATGTTTGTGTGGATTCTTATTGTATCTCTTTAAATGAGCCTTTTTCTTACTACTTAAAGCTCGCATCTTTCTCTGTCTCATGTAACCAGCCGCAAGCGTGAATGAGAACGGCTTTACCTTGACACCTTGGTCAAACATAACAATTGCTTTTTGTGCTTCTGGTGGAGTTAGAAAGATGTATCTCTTACCAGCTTTTTTATTGTTAAATCTGATAGACTGTGTGTCAGCTTGAACGTACGTTGCCCATTTTAGTCTATCATGTACAGCATCTGCAATCATACAGTGATGTGAATCTCTTCGTGTTGCGTTCTCAACGTGTTCCTTTGTTACCGGCACCTTGATGTTCCACATATGTTATCTCTTCACATCTATGAAATCTTGCCAACTAATTACATTGCATTCATAAATTTCTGCAAGTTTGCTGATTTTAATATTAAATTTACCTACCCATTCCAGAAATTCATTTGAACCAACCACACTAATCTCTTTTATATTAAATAATGTTTCTATTTTTGCATACTCAGACCTATATCCTGCTATATGAATGGCTACTTTACCCCACTGTTTAATAATTCCAGGCATGTTGTAGTAGTTGCTGTAGTTGTTGTTGTAGTAGTAGTTGCTGTATTTGTAGCTGTAATTGTAGCTGTAATTGTTGTTGTAGCTGTAGTAGTTATAAGAATATATGCCAGAATCTTCTGATTTAACTAGGTGTGGCCCTTCAAATTTAGACCATTTATAATCTTGATTTTCTGAAAATAAAGTTTCATCATTTCTAATACTATTTCTCCAATTTCTATATCCGGTAACCGCCTCTGATTCATCTATCTGTTTGAATTCTATAAAATCTGGCAAGCACATCCTATTCTCCCATTTTAATTTCCCAAGTTACGTTTTTAGCACCGTAATCATAAATTAAATCTTTAATCATCTCAGCGTTATCTTCAGGCTCCCTATCATCATTAAAATAAACTCTATATTCAATATATTTAACCGGAATGGGTTTTGGTTCAGGTGGTAACTCAGCTCTCTTAATCACCTTTTGTGCTGCTAATACTTGCTGACCTAATCTTGCAGATGATGCCGCTGGAATTGGTTCTTTCGTATGATTGTCACAGAAGTAAATCTTCTTGTCTACCACTTCAATCGTAACGAAATGATTTGGAACTGTAATGATATACATTCCATCTTCGTTCACTAGACGAATAAGTGTTCCATATAGAGTGTTAGCTTTGGTAGCTGGAATACAATCAAAGCCTAGCCGCGAAGCGGCTAATAGTAAATCATTAAGTTGAACACCAGTTACGTTGTATTTTCCATTGATGTTACTGATTACTCTTGCACATTCATCTGTTGATTTGCCCGTAAGAATGGACAATACGGCTGGTCCACAATACTTGTTCATTCCGACGTTGACTGTTTTAAGGTTTGTCATTTTTTTCTTTTTAGCTGTTTAATTATTAGAGTTTCCATGACTTTTTTCCTTTCGTAACAAGTACCTGAGCTAACTCAGTCATAAGACTCTTTTCATCCCAGCTACTTTCTGTCCCATCTAGTGAACTGTCAACAACGGCTCTCTTCTGTTCAACTAGCTCAGTGAAATATTCATCAATAGTATTAATTGCAATCATATAAGTGATGATTACATTGTTCTTCTGCCCGTAACGATGATGTCTTTTCTCAGCTTGTGATTCCTTGCTAGGATTCCATTGTCGTTCCATCATCACTGCATCACTCACAAATTGTAGGTTACCTCCTACACCTCCAGCTTGTGTAGATGCAATCATTACTCTTGAGTCAGAATTCTTGAATGCTTCACCTTTAACTTGAAAATCATCACCAGCTTTGAATCTCATACATTTGGCAAATCCACCTTCGATAAGCCAACTATTCAATTCAATTTCTAACTTGTCTTCAGCTGCATGGTGATGTGCAAAGACTACAATCTTTCTGTCACAACTTAACAGAAACTCAGTAACAAAGTCAACACACTCTGTTACTTTCGAAATACCTGTAATTTGCCGCAATTTGTTCATGATTGCGAGCATGTTACCTTGCTTCTCAAATCCGCTCGTATCTTCGTTGTAATATTCTTCTTCTAGTTCTTCCATCAGAGCAGCATATGCCTTGTTCAATTTCCTGTCAAACTCAACCTGATAGAACCTACGCTGCAAATCAGGCAAATCTTTCAAAACATCTTTCTGTCTTCTGCGAATGAAGAAATCTTTTACTTTCTCGTGGAAACCGGCTGGGTCTTTTAACCCACCAACTTTGTACCCAAAACCACTCTGATAGCTATCACATTCATTCTCAATAAATCTTGTATACTGTGGAAACATTCTTGGTGCGACTAAATTAAAGATTGTGAATGCTTCACCAGCATTATTCTCAATTGGAGTTCCAGACATAGGAATAACCCGTTCAATTTGCATGTCCTTTACAAACTTCTGAACGGCTTTAGCCCTACCGGTATCGTGATTCTTAATACGTTGACACTCATCGAGTGCTACGAACTTAATTTGACCCTTAACGAACTTCCAGCACTCTTCGTTCTTGAGTAAGTCATAGGTTGTGATGTAGATGTTAAACCCCGGTGCTGCAAATACCTTACCGCTATCAATGACCTGTGTTAAGAATCCCTCAACACCACACTTACTTAGAATTTCGTGATGCCATTGTAGCTTGACGCTAGATGGCACCACGATTACGGCTGGTGTCAACTCTTCCTGATGTAGTTTGATTAGTGCAAGTATCTCAATTGTCTTGCCTAGACCTTGCTCATCAGCAAGTATTGCCCTAGCATTAGCTTCCTCTAGAAATTTGACTCCCTTTACTTGATAATCCATTAAAGTGCAACCATTTAGTATGTGAGCTATGTCGGCTTCGCCGCCAGACATAATGATATCACTTACTAAATGACCACATTCTAATGTGATTAGCTTGCTAGTCCCAAAAGAAATACGGCTCTTCTCAACAGCGAGTTTTCCGCATTCCTTGCACGTCTGTTTAATTATCGAGCTTAGTGCCATCGTTTCCTTCTGTGAATGCTTTGATTACTTTGCTACTTCAACTTTCGAGTCTGTTGATGCGATGCGAGGTGAATTGAACGCTGTCATACTCTCATAAGTATCTAGAATGAGAGATTCAAGCTGCCCAATCTGTGACTCTTCACTCGGACGAAGAAAAAAGAACGGCTTGCTTTCATCATTTCTCTTCACAATTGATGCAGGAAATAACACGAATAAACCTTTTTCCTTATCATCACAGATTGTGAATCCAACCATGTGGAAGCCGCTAAGGAATCCCTCTTCAAATTCAATAGCTGCTTTCGCTACTCGATTGCCTTTCCTCATCAAGAAAGGTTCTACCTTGATTTTCATCTTATCTCTCCGTTTGCTGTTTCACGTTCATGCGATGTTTGTTCATGCGATGCGTTGCGCTAGAGCTTACTTTTGAATGTTAGTGCTGCCGGATTGAATGGTGACGCTATCGCGTCAGGTTTCTTTACTTCCACCTGAACTGCTTTTGTCTCTGTTACTGGAGTGTTGAACGTAACAACCTTGAGGTTTGCTTCTGTTGCTTTACGCTCAAGATTGTTAATCATCTCCTTAACAGTCTCTTCGTCAATGCCTGCATTGAGCAATTGCATTCTCATCTTATCCATCTTGCTCATTCGTTCTTTACGAACTTTTACGGCATTGATAGCATCTGAAGTGACTACGTCTGGTCCTGAAGGAGTAATAACCCACTCCTTCTTACCTGACTTAGCTTTTCTCTCACGCAATTCATCATCGGCAGCGGCTAGAGTCGCCTTTGCTTCAAATGCAATCTGAGAGAGATTTTCTCTGTGCTCTCTTAACTGAGTTATATCCATGTCCTTAACAAAGATTTTACCTCTGTTATAGAACTGAGCATATAACTCTTCTTGTGGTGTCATGTACCCCCAATCAATGAATATTCCACGTTTGATTGCTACTAAACCTCGAAGATAATGACTTAACGAAGACTCCACATTGCATACTCTGCAATATATTGTTAAGTCATCATTTTCGAAATTGCAATCCTTACAGTGCCACATTACTAATACTTGATGATGTTCTTATTTGATTTCTGAGCAATAGAAGCGAGAACTTCTGAGTATGCTGATGTAAATGCTAGCTTCTGTTTGTCCGATGTTAGTTCGCGATTGACCTTATCTCGATTGAGCCTACTTCTGTGCCTCCTGCGGAGGCAATCTTTAGCCTTTGCTTTTTCTTGATTCTCCTTTGAATTGAAAAACTTCATGTTACTCTTTACTGACTGATGGTGTCCACTAAAGTAGACAAAACGTGTCGGAGCGTGTCGGAAAGTGTCGGATTGTGTCGGAACGTGTCGGAAAGTGTCAAAACGTGCATCCGTCCGCAAGTTGTTGTCCCACTTGGGGTTGCGCCACAAACGGATTATACAACACTCTCTGCCGAAAGTCAACCCCTATCCCTTCCCCTGTGGGTAGTGTTTGGTTTCTTGTATTTCTTATTATATATTTTTATATATATTAATAAGAAGAACAACAGAAACCCAGCACGGAAACCCGAGAGCCCCAAAAAGGGAGGGGGGTAGGCTATGCCAGAGAGGGGTATCGTCGGCCGAAACGGCGATAAGTCTCGAAAAATCAACAGGTTGCGGTCGGGCGGACGTTCTTTTCTGTTACGACACATTACGACACATTACGACACATTACGACACATTACGAGCGACGTTTCGCGTAAGATTCGCTTCTGAGTCGTGATGCAAGAGTAGCTTGAATTACTTGCAAAGCTAGCCGTTTGTAATTAGGATTGAGGCGATGTTCGAGAGTGGAAGAGACTTCATTACCTCGCTGTTCTGAAAGTAATGCAGAATCATCAATTCAGATGCCAGTTCGCTGTTCTGAGGATAGATTGTTGCCGTTCTGACATTCTGAATTTGTTCTGGTTCCCTGTTCGTGAAACAGATATCTAGTATCATGTAAATTCCTTTGATGAAAGAATTAATGTAAACATAATTGAAAGCATGAAGTGGGAAGAGAAGTGACTGGCAAGCAACGCTGATTAGGCGTCAAGGAAACCAGTTCTAAGTCTTGCATTCCATTTATCAGGCCTAGCTTTGGATGCTAGTCGAGCTGAACGAAGTGAGGTGAGCGTTACTTCTTATCGAATTGCTTGCTGAATCCGGGCTTGATGAGTGCAACAGCATCTTCAAGCGGGACATTCGCACCACGGGAATAGTTCCTTACAACGAGACGGAACTGAGTCTGGGCTTCAGGTGCCCAGCTAAGGTCAACGAACTCGGCCAATGGGTCAGATGCAGCCGTGTAAGCAGCATCGTTGAATCCATCAATTAGGTAAGAGACGAGAGTTGGCTCATCTTTTACCGTAGTGATGTCCATGAACATCTGAATAGACGTTGGCAGAGTTTCTACCTTGCTGCGGTCGAATGCTTCCCAATCAATTACGATTGGATTCTTTCCACGAGTCTGACCAACCTGAACACGAACACCAACACCAGTTCGCTTGGCATTCGTTTCATCAGCATCGACTTCACGGAGCTGCTGATTCAAATCACGAGTAACCTTCTCATCCTTTGATTCAGCAAGTTTTGCACGAATCGCAGCACGTTCCTTCTCGTAGTCTCGGACTGTGACTAATTCCTGTGGTGACGTTGCCTGTGTAGCCATTCCTGTCATTCCTTTTCCCGCGACTATCGTGCGCAGCACGGGGCGAAATTGCCCGTCTTCCCTGAAACGATTATATCATGATTTGTGCGAAGTGTCAAGCGCGAAGCGAAGCGAAAAAAAACCCAGGACCAGACTATCGTCTAGATGCACGGCAGTTCATTCCGTGTCTCCGTTACTCTAGCTACATACTAGAGAGTGAATGATATCGCGTCACGAATAGTCCAGAGTCTAGGTATCCTCATGCTAGTCTTTTATTGCCTGTCGCGATAGACAGTAGGACTAGACTTACAGAGAACTTCCACCTAACTTTGCGAGCAATTCAGCGTATCGAACCTTGCGCCGTCGTCCCATACCCTACTACTACATGGGTCGTGCCAAGGCCCAAACCACAATATGTTGTGGTGTCAATCTGTGAAGACCCTATATGTTGGGGTGGCATATTACCAAATTGTGATGCAACTAACGTCAATCGTAAGTTTGCACATTCTATCACTAAATTTCACATAAGAAATGATGTATAGTAGTGTGCAGTAGCAAGCAAAGATGTAAATTACAATTCTAAATTGTACATTATGTCACCAGACTGCACACTTTAGCCAGTTTTGGCTCATTGTACACATTTGCATGTAATTGCACAATATTTCAATTGGCACGGCTTATGCCTATTACATATATGGTATGTGGCACATAGTTTGAACTGCATAAATCTGCACTGGCACGACTCTTGCCTTTACAGAATGACACAGGGTTGCACTGGCATGATGTATGCTGTGTTCACTCTACTGCACATGTGCAATCCTGACTCAGCCGGTGTCATAGTGTGCAAGTCTTTCACATAGCTGCACAATTCTTACTAAGAATTCATATCACAGGGGTATACATAGCTGCACGTAAGGTTCCATATGTGCACAAAATTTCCGGATATTAATCGTATTTGTGTCATCATATTATTTAATCACATTTGTATGTTATCATTATTTAATTATTCATCAATTAAAAGCTGGTTCCATATGTGGTTCCATACAACGTACTATGAATTATGATGCTTTCAAAAAATGAAATCTTCAACGGCTACGCCGAGTTTTCCTAGGGTTTATGCGATGTTTACCTCTTGACAAACGGCTTCGCCGGGTGTATGATGACAACCACAGGAGAAGTGTATTACCTCGCAAGTAAAGGGATATGTGTATGCTACTTGAAGAAGAAGAATTAAAGAAGAGAATGGAATCTCCTATGAATCTTCTTAATAAGCTTAAGAGCGCAATAAATCCACATACCATTTCCATTCCAGCTTTGCCACCTTCATCTGATGATGTTATTGATGATATTGAACAGAAGATTACAATTGGTTCCATCAAAGGTAAAGCTCTAGGTCTTATGAGCTCTGCATTAGATGAGCTTAAAGCTAAATTGCCAGAAGTAAGTAGACCTGAAAAGCTTGCTGCAATAGCTGCTGATATGGGTAAGGTTATCAATAACACTGAACAGCGTAAAGATGCACCTGTAGCACAAGCTCAAATTATTATTTATGCTCCACAGATGATGGACGAGAATGTATTTAACGTAGTCGAAGTTGAGTAATGCCTGATATCTTAGCGGCTATTAAGAAGGTTAAGGGAGAACAGCCGGACCAGGCTGACACTTCTGTAGAACCACGTGGCTTATTTGGTCGTCTGTTAGGTGGAAACTCACAAGCGACAACCAATCCATTCACTGGAAGCATTAGCTATAATCCAGAAGCATTGAACAAGCTATCGCCTCCTGAATTGGAGAATTTGATGGTACATGAATTAACTCATTCTAGACAAGTTCAACAAACACCTTATTTACAGCGGCTAGGTTCAGTCATGCAATCGATGATTCCTGGTATTGGTAATGAAGATTATTACCAGCGTCCTAGGGAGATGGAAGCGTTTCAAGCAGAAAGAAACAGGAGCATGCAGCAGGGTCAAAGTGTTCCAGACCCTGCTAGTGGAGCAACAGATATTAACCTCCCTGCACCATCTCCACGTCGTAAGATACTTGGAATGTTTACTAATGATAGAGGAACTCGATGAAGGTATATATTGGCGTACCTACATCTGAACAAGCTCGGCATGCAGCATTCTATGATTATCTCTCGCTGCTTGAGAAGCCAGAAGGTACTTGTGGTGCTAGCTTTCATTCTAATACCGCTGCATATAATCGTAACTTGATTATTGATGATGCACTAGCCGCTAAGTCGAGCCATGTTTTGTTTATTGACGATGACATGGCTATGCCTACTGATTCACTCATCAGGTTGCTATCACATGATAAAGATATTGTTTCAGGACTCTATGTAAACAGGCAGTATCCTCATCCACCTGTTATCTTCAATTTTATAAATGGTACCATGTCTAGGATTTATCTAACCCCAGAGAACGCAGGTTTGATGGAGGTTAGTGCGGCTGGATTTGGTTTTCTTTTGGTTAAGACGAAAGTCTTTGCAAGTCTTGATAAGCCTTACGTGAGGAATGGTGAGATTGTTAAAGATAGACGCAATGAAGATATAGACTTCTGTAATAGAGCACGAGCGGCTGGGTTTAAGATTTATTGTGATTTAGATTGCCCTATTGGACATATTGGAACTACTACATTCTGGCCTGCATTCTCTGAAGGTAAATGGGCAACAACCATTGATACTGGAGGAGATGAGGTATTCGTAGCAGCACAGAATCCTACAAAATTTGGTGAGATTAGAACACCTTTGACTAAATCATAAAATTTATAATGAAATGCAGAGATTTTTTATCATTTCTTCTATCAACGCCGTTAGCAGCGGTGATTGATTATGAAAAACTTTTTTGGGTTAAAGAGAAGACTATATTTCTGACTGCAATAGCCCCAGTTGAATTTAATTACGATATTGTTATCCCATCACATTGGTCATCTGGAATTGGCAGACAAATAATAGATACTATAAACGATACAGAAGTTAAATATAGATTAATTAACAGAGCCGAGGCCATTAAGAGGGGTATCCTTATCAAAGGTCAAGGATTGGAAGATATTGATATGTATATTAGGAACATGCAAAAACTGAAATGACTACTGCGGCGGTCATAGGTATTCTATCACTAGTCATTACATTTGCAATTTTTGTATTAAATGTCACATTTAAGTTAGGACATCACGCTGCCAGATTAGAAGCTCTGGAGAAGTGGCGTGATGGTATCAGAGATGATATGCATGAGATATCAGATAAGATGGAAGCAATGTTAATTAACTTCCAAACATTAACTACACTAATTGAAGAACGAACTGAACGAAGAACATCAGCAAGGATGGCTCAGTGAAAAAGATTCTATTTAGTATTTTGTTTCTTCTATTTGCAGTGCCAGGATATAGCCAGGTTACAGCTACAGTGCAATGGAATATGCAGGAATCTCCTGCTACAGCACAAACATTTACTTACACATTGAAAATTGATGCGGCAGCTCCTACGACTCTTACCCCTGTCACCTGCAGCACAGTTAACGGAGTTAGCACTTGTAGTGCTTCTGTTGCTAATTATACTGTGGGTGTGCATACTGTTATCTTGACTGCATCAAATGCTAACGGCTCATCCTCTGGTACATTTGTTACTGGTGCTAATCCATCAGTGCCAACGGCCGGAAAAGTTATTGTAATCATTATTCAGTAATATCGCATCGCATGAACAATATCGCACCGCATCAATAAACATAAGTGGCTTTCACAACTGGAGAATGGAAACCTACTAGGAAACAAGAGATATTTCTATCTCTGCCATTATCAATTAAAGAAGCATTGTATGGTGGAGGAGCCGGTTCCGCCAAAACAGACGTTCTCTTAATCTACGCATTAGTTCATAAATGGCATGAACATCCTGGGTTTAAGCAAGTGTTCATGCGTCGTACATTCCCTGAACTTCGTAATGAAGTGATTCCACGTAGTAGACAATTATATCCTAAGTTTGGTGCAACATTAAATAAATCGGATATGGCATGGACATTCCCTGCGCCAGACCAAATTGGCGGAAGAGGATTGTCAAACGCGGGAGCAATGATTTTCCTTGCACAGTGTGAGGACGAAAATGACGTACATAAATATGATTCTATGGAAATTAACTTATTTACTCCCGATGAGCTTACTTCTTTTCTTGAGTACATTTATTTGTACGTTGGGTTTACTCGTGTACGTACTAGTATCCCTGAACTCCCGGCAATAATTCGAGCCGCTGGCATGCCCGGTGGAGTAGGACATACATTCACAAACAAAAGATTTGTATCACCGGCTAAGCCAGGCACTATCATTGTCGGACGTGGTGGAGTTAAACGCATTTATATTCACGCTACGTTAGCTGACAATCCTCACATCGACCCGGCCTACAGACAATCACTAGAAGCATTACCAGAAGCTGAAAAGAGAGCTAAGCTCTATGGGGACTGGAATGCTTATTCAGGTCAGGTATTTGACGAGTTCAGAGATAGAAGATATCCTGATGAACCAGATAATGCATTACATGTAATAGATGAATTTGAAATTCCAGCTTGGTGGCCTAGAATCCTCATTGGTGATTGGGGATTTGCGGCTATGACTTGGTTAGGTTGGGGAGCTATTAGTCCTAATAAAAGATTGTATATTTACAGAGAACAATCATGGACTAAAACTAAGATTGAGGAATGGGCACCAATTGTTAGGGAATTGATTGATATTGACCATCCGAGAATGATTAAGTTTTGTAAATCTGCTGGCCAAGAGCATGGTCAGGAACATACTATTCAGGAGCAGATTAGTGATGCTCTAGACTTCCCAATTGAGCTAACTAATAATAGTCCGGGCTCTAGAATCGCTGGCAAACAACTAATTCATGAGTATATGAGATGGAGGTCAAAGCCAATCTCGATTAAGGAGAAAGCAGCATATAGTGAAGAGCACTCAATGTGGCTTCTTCGTAATAGAGGAATGAATGAATACAAGTCATACATGATGTCATTTATTGAGCCAGCAGAAGAATCTAATCTACCCAAGTTACAAATTTTTAGTTCCTGCAAGTTGCTCATTGATGCTATTAAAGCATGTTCATACGACAAGAAGAAGATTGAGGATATTGCTGCATTCGCTGGTGATGACCCTATCGATGGACTTCGTTACTTGGTAGATGCAGCAGAGAATTACTTTGAAATTGCGGCTGATGAATTCAAAAGGATTCAGAAGCAAGAAGAGTTAGTTCATAAGCTAAGCAGTGATAATGATTTTACTGCATTCTATAGACAGATGAGAACAGCTGAATCAGATGAATCATATAAACCAATTCGCATGTTTCATCATAGATAAAGGATAATATGTTTAGCTGGCTTCATCACATATTAGAGCCTCATTGTCAACAGTGCAGAGAGGAACGACAAGAAGAGAGACAAGAAGATTCTGTCTGTGCATCTTGTGAAACATTAAGACTTCAGCTTGAAATTGCTAATTATGAGAAACGTCAATTATTGGAATCTATTCTCAGACCACAGCAAAGTGTCCCATCAGCAATACAGGGAACTCCTCAAGCATTACAACCTAAATCAATTCCTTGGAGTGTGCGTAAGCAAATGCTTGAATCTGAAGATAGGAAACAGGCACAGCTTATGAGAGAGGCTCAAGAGCAATCAAATAAATTAGCTACATCAATTCCACGAGGAACAGGTGGTGATTTATCAGTTTCTATTAAAGAATCACAAAGTATTGAATCACTGGAAAGAGAACTTGGCGTAGATGACGTATAAGGAGCTTAACTAAATGGCGATTGGTCCATCAGGTGGAATGCTTAAGAAAGTATTTGACCCATCTACTATGAAAAGGAAGACTAAGGCAGCTCTTGGATATGCTAAGAGCGGTGGTCCAGATATTAAGAGTGCTAAGCCGTTCACAAAAGGCTCTAAAGGTTTGAAGTTAATGAATAGTAAAGGTGAAGACTAATGCCTGCTAAATCTGAAAAACAATATAAATTTATGCAGATGATGGCTCACAATCCTGAGAAGAAAAAGACTAAGGGACCAGGACCATCACCAGAAGTAGCGGAAGAATTTATTAAGAAGACTCCTGCTGCAAAACGTAAGCAATTTGCAAAGAAGTAAATGACAGCAAAAGAACAAAGAAATGATAAGGTTCGTAACTTGCTTAAGCAGGTTGCAAATCATTTCGACCAAGAGGATAGAGCCGCTCGTGAGCGTCAATTAAGGAATTGGCGGCGGCTCAAGCTCCTTTGGGAAGGATTTCAGAGAGTATGGTACTCTGAAGTTGCTCATGATTGGCGCATTTGGGACGAAGAGATTAGCAACGCCGATAACGACCAGGCGTTTTATGATAAACCAATCAACGTATTTCGTGCCTATTTGGAATCTCTAATAGCTGCATTGTCAATTACGATTCCGGGTATTAAATGTTATCCTGACGATGCAGATAATCCTTTAGATTTAAGTACAGCTAAAGCTGGTGATAAAATTGCAGAATTAATTTATAGACATAATGATGCACCTATTCTCTGGTTGCATGCATTGTATATTAATATGACTGAGGGTATGACTGCTTGCTACTCATATCCTAAAGCAGATAATAAATTTGGAACTTATAAAGAGAATGAATATAAAGATGAAACTTCAGAAGTTTACATTTGTCCATTCTGTCAGCAGCAATTAGATGATGATTTATTTACTAAGCAGGAAGTTGATGAGTTTCAGCCAGATGATGACGATGTAGAACTTCATGATATCATTCTGAATCAAAATAAAGTAGTTTGCCCACAGTGCGCAACAATGTTAGACCCAGACTTGCAGAAGAGTTCACTAGTTGTTACTAGACTTGTTGGACAGAAAGATGTTCCAAAGTCTAGAATTTGCATGGAAGCATATGGTGGTTTGTACGTAAAGGTACCAAATTATGCGATGAAACAGGAAGATATTCCATATTTAATCTTTAGTTACGAAACACATTATTCTAATGCTCTTGACAGATATGAACATTTGAGAGCTAAGTATACTGGCACTGGCAAGATTGGTGCTGCTGGCGGAGGAATGTACGACCCGTATGAGCAATGGGCTAGACTCTCACCTCAATATCGTGGTGAGTATCCTACTAATAATGTTACTGTTCGCAATTGTTGGCTTCGCACTTCTGCTTTTAATATTTTAGCTAACGAAGAAGATATTGCTTTATTGAAGAAAGAATATCCTGATGGGGCTAAATTAGTTCTAGTTAACGATGAATGGGCCGAAGACGAAAATGAGAGTCTTGATGATTGCTGGACCATTATCAAGAATCCTCTATCTGATTACATTCATTATTATCCTACAGGCTCATTGCTAGTTAGTGTACAGGATATCACAAGTGACTTGATTAGTTTGGTATTGCAAACGATTGAACATGGTATTCAGCAGACATTTGCTGACCCTGGGGTTTTGAATTTTGAGAAGTACCGCCAAGCTGAAACAATGCCTGGTGGGGTATATCCTGCCATTCCTAAGACTGGTAAGTCGGTTAGTGATGGATTTTTTGAGACTAGAACTGCTACGCTGAGTCAGGAAGTGTTGCCATTTTTCAATATGATTCAGACGCTAGGTCAATCAGTTTCAGGAGCACAGCCTAGCCTATTTGGTGGGCAGCTTAGCGGCTCGAGAACTGCATCTGAGTATTCAATGTCTAGAGCACAAGCTCTGCAGAGACTTCAGAATACTTGGAAGACATATACTCTTTGGTGGAAGACAATCTTTGCTAAAGTTATCCCAATGTATATTAAAGAAGTTCAAGAAGATGAGAAATCTGTTGAAAAGAATGAACAGGGTAATTTTATCAATGTATTCATTCGTAAAGCAGAACTCGAAGGTAGAATTGGTCGTATTGAACTAGAAGCCAACGAGAATCTACCAATTACATGGTCTCAACGTAAAGATACTTATATGGATTTGCTAAAACTTCAAAATCCAGAAATCCTGAAAGCTCTTGCAGACCCAGAGAACGTTAAGTCTCTTGTTGAAGCTATTGGACTTGATGACTTTACTGTTCCTGGAGAAGATGATAGACAAAAGCAGTATGAAGAAATTAGACTTCTAATTAATTCTGAACCTATTACGGTACCGGCTGACCCACAGCAAGTGGTAATGGCGTCTATGCAAGGAATGCCGCCTCCCCTGGATATTGAATTACCATCAGTTGAAATTGATCCTGACTTAGATAATCATGATATTGAAGCAGAGACATGTCGTACTTATCTAGTATCTGATGCTGGACGGTTACTTAAACTTGAGAACCCGCTTGGCTATAAGAACGTGTTACTGCATATGAAAATGCACATGCAGGAAATTAAAATGAGCATGGCTCCCCCACAACAGCCTGGAATGCCATCTCCACCACAGCCAGCAGGCAGTAATATGCCTCTAGCAGGAAATTCAAATGTTGCTGCACAAACTTAATCTGACACCGTTCTTTGCTCCTGTAGATACTAGTAATGGCGTTGGTGCTATCGAAGATAAAGCATTATCACGTGATGAAGTTATTGACATGCTCGGTGAAGACGAGCCAGAATCAGAAACTCTTGAATTGGAAAAGCCTGCGAAAAAAGCAGCTAAAGATAATAATGAAGAAGATAAAGAAGAAGATAAAGATGATAAGGAAGAAAAAGAAAAGACCTTAGAAGAGGAAATTGAAGAGGAACTTGAAGAACCAGATGAAGACAAGTTAGAACTGACTGTTCCTATTCGTCGTAAGGAAGTTCTTGCAAAGTATCCTAATATCTTCAAAGAGTTTCCAGCTCTTGAAACATCTATGTATCGCGAAAGAGCTTATACAGAGATTCTTCCAACTATCGATGATGCAAAGATGGCAGTTGAAAAATCAGAAAGGCTGGATACTTATGAAAATGAAATTCTAAACGGTTCAACAGAATCTATTCTGACAGCCGTTCTCAACTCTGATAAAGACTCATTCAATAAAGTTATAGATAATTATCTCCCTACATTGTACAAGGTTAATGAAGCAGCTTATTATCATACTCTTGGAAATGTAATTAAGCATACCATTATGACGATGGTTAAAGATGGGAAAGATAATGGTATTGATGATTTGATTGCAGCCGCCGATGTTGTTAATCAGTACATCTTTGGCAGCAAACAATTCACGCCACCTCAGAAACTCTCTACTGATAGTGCAAAGAGTAAAGAAGTTAACGAAGTAGAAGAGAGAGAACAGAAGTTCGTTCAGCGTCAGTTTGATACGGCTAGGGATAGTGTTACCACTAAAACAGAGAATATCCTAAAAGCTACGATTGATAAAAACATTGACCCCAATGAGTCAATGACTAATTATGTTAAGAAGAATGCTACTCGTGAAGCGTACGAGCAGTTAGAATCTACTATTGCAGTCGATTCCAGATTTCGGATTGTTTTGGATAAACTCTGGGAGAAGGCTTTTAGTGATGATTTTAGCACAGAGTCAATGGACAGAATCAAATCAGCCTACTTGTCCAAGGCAAAGACTCTACTGCCATCTATTATCAAGAAGAATAGGAATGAAGCACTTAAAGGACTCGGTAAGCGAGTCCGAGATGATGATGAAGATACTAATAAGAGAGATAAGAGAGGTCCACTACCTGTTGGCAAGGCAAGGAGTCAATCCACCTCCCCTCAAAGTGGAAAGACAGTAAAGGACCAAGCTAGAGCCATTCCAAAAGGAACGAGCACTCTAGACTACTTGATGCGAGATTGAGGATACTAACATGGCACTTGTTGAGTCTCAAGTCACAGCACTTGAGCTTGAAAGAGTAATCCCGAAGATTCGTACTCTCTTTGAGAGAGACGATAAGTTCTTTTCAAACATTCAGAAGAGGGATGTTGAAAAGATTTCTAACCGTCAGATGCGAGTTCCTCTTGAACTGCGTCCCGGTGGCTCATTTCAGTATTTCAATCCTGATGGTGGAGATTTGGGACGTGGTGGTGGACCAACCTTCGATAAGGCTGTTCTCTCATGCGTGTTCGTCTCAGAGAATATTGAATATACCAAGCTAGCTCAGTGGGCAACCGATGATGATAGAAAGTCTATTGTCAATGGTGTGCGTCGTCTTACAGCTACGGCATTAGATGAACTCCGGCGTCAGCTGGATTCTCAGATGATGCAGGCTGGAAATGGTGTTATTGGTACTGTTACCACTGATACACCTGCCGGTGGAAGCAATGTTATTACACTAACAACTGATGGATTTGGTGCTCGTCTGATGCGCTTTGGTCAGACAGTTCAAGTCTTTAACGCTGCCCTCTCAACAAATCGTGGTAGCGGTCTTATCACGAATTGGGATGTTGAGAACAAAACCATTAGTATCACTCCTCAGATTGCTGGTGTGATTGGTACTGATGTGATTGTTACCAACGGCATCACTGCACCAACTGCATTGCCTGCTCTGTTTGGTATTCCATACCATCATAGCAATGCTTCTACTGGTACGTGGCTTGGATTCTCCAGGAGCACTACACCAGAGATTCGTGCAAACAGAGTGAATGCAGCTTCGGCTGCTCTCACATTGCCTCTGCCACGTCTTGCTATCAATAAGATTGGTAACAGGATTGGTATTGACAACGACTTCTCTCCAAATGCATGGATGCATCCTGCTCAGAAGGCAGCTTATGAAGAGATTGGGCAGCTCATGTCCACTATCTTCAAGAAGCCTACTGATGAAAGTCTTAACGTCTATTTCGATGGAATGCAGATGGCTGGCGCACCAGTCAAATGTTCATTCAATTGGGATAAGACACGTATTGACTTCGTAACGGATTCAGTGTGGGGACGTGGTGAAATTCTCCCACTTGGATTCTATACTACTGATGGAAGGAATATCTTTGAAATTCGTGGGGCATCTGGCGGTGTTGCTACGGCAGAGATCTTCTACATGGTTATTGGTACTCAGACATTCGTCAATAACCCTGCTGGCTGTGCATTCATTGACACGCTAGCCGTTCCTTCGGGGTATTAACATGGCAGCAACAGTAACAGTGACAGGAACTGCTGGACCAGGACTTACCGTTACAGCAGTTGTATTTACTAACGTAACATCTTTTCAAGTTGATACAGTCAACAATATGTTAAACATGATTCAGGGTAGTGTTCCATTGCCTGGCATTGCTGTGCAAGCGGCTACTACTGTTACCGCTACGAAGAGTGGTAGCACTTGGACACTAACAATTAGCTAACTAGGAATCTATCTTTATGGTGGAGGAGGAAAAGAATGATTCCAGGTCTAACAACAAAGTTATCAGAAACTAACGTAGCAGCAGCTGCATCTATTTTTGCAAAATCTGACGTTGTCAGGGTTACTGACACTACTAGCACCACAGTACTGACCACAATCGTACCAGGTGGTGCTGGTTTTAGTCAGGTAATCTTTTTGCAAAACAAAACAGCTGCTGCAATTACTATTGTTACTACTGGAAATGTTTCCGGTCAGGGCACATTTACTATTGCAATAAATAGAATGGCTGTATTGGTATTTAGTAAGTTAGAAGCTAAATGGTCAGTTTGCAACGACACGTAAAGGAGAATTTAAATGCCGGACCTTAGTTTCCAGGATATCTCTACAGTACAAAATTCACTGCAGCCTAAACCTGTAACATTCGTGGCTGCAGCTACTATTTCTCCAGTAACATTTCTTACAATTCTTACTGGTAACACATCGGTATCAACGATTGTACCGCCTGTTACTGGTTCACATATGTTGGCTATTGTTCCTGGTACCACTCTTGGTTTTACTACTGGTGGTAACGTGACTGGTGGAACAACTACTATTTCTGGAAGAGCAGTATTGCTTGTATACAATCCATTGACTAATGGGTATGCTGCTCAGTTTTCGAATGGGTAACTAGACAAGGAGTGGGGTGCGCATACACATCACGCACACTGGAGTGTTATGGTTTCATTAAGTTTAGGAAGTCCTTTAACTGTTATTGATAATACTATTACACCTACTCATGATGTTCATCGTGTCTCTGGTGAATATCCAGCTGTTATTAAAACTATTAATATTCCAAATCCGAGTTTTTGTGGTATGTTAATATTAATTGTAGATGGCTGGCTTGCATTTGAGGCTGGAGGAAATGTTATACCAAGCTCTGCACATGACCAACAACCAACTATTTTGATATATGACACTGTAATAGAAAAATGGTGCCCAAGTGCATAATATAATTTTATATTGCCAGAATTGAGTAGGCATGACTAAAGTTTTAGTAGCTGTTCCAACTGGTGAAACATCTAGATATGCTACTTTCTATGATTATTATAATCAATTAGAGAGGGCTGAAGGAACTCTTCATATGTTTGCTAGAGGCCAATCACCGGCTAAAGGCAGAAATATGATGATTCAGGCAGCTATTGATAATGAATGCACTCACATCTTATTTCTTGATGACGATGTAATTCCTCCGTCAGATATTCTTAAGAAGTTGCTAGCTCATGATAAAGATGTAGTATCAGGTCTCTATCCAATGAGGGATTTTCCACATTATCCAGTAATATTCGACAAGAGATTTCAAAACGGATTTAATAGACACACTCATCTCAAGAGTGAAATTGACGGTCTAATTGAAATTACTAATTGTGGTTTTGGATGTGTATTGATTAAGATGCACGTTTTTAATCTACTTAAAAAGCCTTGGGTTACTCTTGGTGAGTTAGAAGCTGACGGCTGGTGTGATGACATTGCATTCTTCAATAAACTTGGGGATGCTGGCATCAAAATGTACTGTGATACCAGCGTACTTGTTGACCACATGATGACAATTCATGTTGGTTTTAGACGTGTTAATGATAGTTGGATGATTAATTATGATAATCGGGGTAAAGGTAATTTACAGTTTCCAATTACATATCCATCTTCTGACGTTGATATTGCAAGGCGTATCGATGGATGGTTATCAGATAAAGAATTAGATTTTCTTGGGGTAGCTGGTAAGACATACAAATATATCCTCGAGGTTGGTTCTTATAAGGGTAAGTCAGCTAGGGCATTTGCAGATAATACATCTGGACAAGTAATGTGCATTGATACATGGAATTCTGTTGTTTGTGGTGCAGATGGTAAGCCAATCTACACAACAAATGATGCTACTTATGTAGATTTTGTAAAGAATTTACAAGAACATATCGAAACTAAGAAGGTAATTATCAATAGAATGAATTACAAAGATTTTGTTCCCAATGGTTTCAAGCCTGACTTTATTTTCATTGACGCTGCTCATGATTATGAATCAGCAAAGCATGATATTGAAAAATCTATGTCAATGAATCCTTGGATTATTGCAGGTCATGACTATGATTCAAAAGTATGGCCTGGCGTCGTTAAAGCTGTGGATGAAAAATTCAGCAAAATCAACCTCGTTGATACAATTTGGTGGGTGGAAAATGACAGATTTGGTGAATCCGTTTGATCCTCTTGTTCCTGTTGAACCTGTAGTAGAACCAGAACCTGAAAAAAAACCTGTAGAACCAGAAGTACCAGTAGTAGAACCTGAGCCTACAGAAAAAGCAAAACTTCTTTTATCTATTCAAGATGCACTAGCGGAGGCTAATGGACTTGAATCAAATATTGGTACTAGCCATCCATATTGGGGTTGGGTTAATAAGTATCGTGGAATGTAATGGAAATCAATGAACCAGTAGAGTCAATTAACGCTTCGTTAGTTGACTATTACGGCGTAGATACAATCACAGGTGATCCTATCTGGCGTGTTGTATGGTCAGAGGATCAATTTGAACATAGGTTGGGAACGTATGATGATTTTGTTCCTAACACTGAAATATATCTCAGGACTGTAACTGAAGTTAGATACGTTCCTAAATATAGACAATGGATTAAACAAAAATTCGTGTTGGAACGGCTGGTTGTTATTCCAGAATCTAACATTCCAGAGCTTCCTGCAACAAAAGTATCTTATGAACCTATTTATGTATTTGAGACTGGTTCTGGTAAATATTTGCCACCTAATCTTCAAGCAGCTAAATTTGTTGTTGATACAATATATGCTGCTACCGGAAAGAGTTCTATGGCCAAATATAAAGATCCTGACGCCGGATTGAATAAAGAAGATCAGTTTGATAAGAAAGTTTCTGAAATTGATGCAATTCAAAAAGAATTGTTTGGTAATGAGTCCCTTGTAGGTGATGCCTTGGCACATGACCAGGCTATTGTTGTTCCACGTAACTACGAGAAAAAGGTGAATTGAAATGGGAGTTGTTGGTCAGTTTCCTCTAATGTCTGATTTGAAGCGCAGAACTATTCGTGCGCCAGTGAATCCGATGGATAAATGTACTGTAGTTTCCATTTACCCAAAACATATTCCACCTGAAACTAAGCCAACTATCCAACCTGGAGTGTTTCAGATTCCATATGGAACATACGAACATCCTGGTATTTTGGTGGTTGGTCCTAGTTCATGGTGGAAAGAGTTGGATGAGAATCAACCGTTACTTGAAATTCCACAGTCATCTATTCAAGTTGCGGACTCAATCGTTAAGGATTGGGCTAATGGTATTTATGGATGTGATATGGGTGAACAGATGCCTGGATTGTTTTATCTTCCTGGTGAATGGACTGTAATTAAAATTAAAATGGAGAAACAAGCTGAACTTCAAGAAGCCAATCGCAAACAGCGTAATTGGTTTCAGTTTCTAGTCAATTCAGCTGATTCTTCATGGGCTAGAACGAATGGTAGTCCACTCTCTATCAGTGATGATATGAGAATGGCTGCTCGTGAATTGAATCTTATTCAGAAAGAATGGCTTAGGGACGCTGAAATTGTTGATCTTGTTCGTTGCAAGGCTTGTGGTGCTCTAAAGAATCCAGCTTATCCAATTTGCCCAAATTGCAAATCTATTGATGACCCAGCTAAAGCTAAAACACTTGGTTTGACGTTCGCACAATAAATGGGGACAACTTCATTAACAGCCGCACAAGTAATGGATAGGTCTGCGTCTTTAATGAATGACACAGCCAGAACAACCTATACTTATCAAGCTCAGCTACCATATCTTAATATGGCATTTGATGAGTTACAAGAAGCATTTGAACTTAATAACATTCCAATTACGAATCAAACTGCTGCTACTATTGTTGTAAATGTTGGTGTCTTATCAATCAATCCAGTGGATGGTCAAGGTGCAGGAGTAGCACCTAACTATCCAACTGATTTGGTTGAAATTCAAGGATTATACGAAAGACTTAGTGGTAGTCAAGACCCATTTGTTCCTATGGTTCAAAGGGAATTTCTACCACATGCACTCGATAATCTTCCAACAGAATCACTTCAGTATTGGATTTTCGAGAATCAGCAGATTAAATTCATTGGTGCTCTCACTATACGAGATGTTAGAATTGATTATATCAAAGCTATCTTCTCTAGTGAAATCAATTCGAGCAGTCTTATTGGAGTTATCAATGCTAGGAGTTTTCTGTATTATAGAACGGCTGCTCTCTGCAGTCAATTTATTGGTGAAAACAAAACAAGAGCAGATGAATTGAATCAATTTGCTACACTAGCTATGGATAGAGTTACAGGAATTGGTGTGAAAGGTAAGCAATCCATTCAGACGAGAAGGCGACCATTCATGGCAGCCTACAAACGTCGTAGCTTCACATAATGAGAGACCATGACCCTATCACCATAGAAGAATTTAATGGTTACTTCAATAGAGGTGATCAAGAGACAGTACCGAAAGATCACTTTACTGAAGTTAATAATATTAATTATACAGAATCAGCATTCGAAACTAGAGATGGAATTGACCCATTCAATTCTCCTGTAAGTATTGCACCTGATAATGTTCTGAGAATTCATCCATATAAGATGCAAACACAACAGTCATTACTTGTATTGACTACTGGCGGTCACATTCATCATATACTATCTTCGACAGTAGTTTTTAATGATATTTTAGTTAAACCTTTAATGACAGATTTTAACACTGTAGCTATTGCTGGAAGAGCTTATATCACTCCATTCTTCACTAATGCTAGCGGTCAAGAAGTTGGTCTTCAAAATGAATTTCTTTATGTATATAAAGGTGATGGAGTAGCCGCTCGCAAGGCCGCAGGTGATGCTCCTACTGGCACGCCACTAATTGCCAACGCAAGTGGTGCTGGATTTAGTGATTTAGGATTTAAATTATTTGCAGTAGTATATGAAACTGACACAGGCTATTTAACGGCTCCTGGACCAGAGGTATTTGCTAGCGCAACATCTATTGACAATAATTTAGGATTTGACATTACTAATATTCCTGTAGCTCCAGGAACTACTGTAACTGTCAAACATATTGTAGCTACTAAAACAATTAATAATTATAATGGGGATCAAACTGGATTTCAGTTCTTTTTTGTCCCTGATTCAGATATGACTAATGCAACTACTACTAAACACATTGATTTCTTCGATATCGATTTGCTCGATGATGCTAGCCATCTAATCGATAACTTCGCAGACATTCCGGCTGGTGTTGGGCTTAACACGTATCATGGAAGATTAGTTCTTACAACTACATTTGCTGATATTTCAGTCGCTTACGCTTCAGAACCTGGTGAACCAGAAGCAATTAATCAGGTTGATGGAGTAATGATTGTTACTCTTGATGGTAAGCCGCTAACGAATTGTCAAGAATATAGAGATGTTTTATATCTATACAAAGCTACTACTACAGTTGGTTATTCAGATAATCAGGATGTTCCATCTACATGGCAACCATTCATCGTAGATGAGAGTATTGGTGCTCCTGTTCATGGAATTGGTACTGTATTAGACTCTGGAGGAGTGAATGTTGACTATCTTCTTGTCGCTGATTATAGTGGCATATTCTTATTTAATGGCGCATACACTAGACCAGAGCTATCATATAAAATTCAAAATTTCTGGTTCGGACTTGATAGAACAACCTTTCGTAAGATAGAATTAGTTAATGATTCAGTTGCTCAAATATTATATTGTGTATTGCCAACTGGTACAGTTCTCGTTGGTGATTATAATAATGGAAATGATTCACAGAATATTAGATGGTCTAAATGGACATTTAATATTTTAATTACATCTATTGATCTTATTGATACAAGCACTCTGCTTCTTGGTGCAAATGCTAATGGAGTTAATCAATCTGGTTTATACAAAGTTGTAGTTGATAAGACTAATGACTCACTGTATGATAATGTCAATACCATCTCTAACGTCAAGATTCCTGACCCGCTGATTAAGACAGCATATCCACAACTAAGTGCTAACGAAGCAATTCTTCATTTTGCGGCAATTAGAGTAAGGGCTGTAGGAGTTGGTAACTTACTACCAAAGTTTTACTCATTGGACAATGTTCTAACAAGTTCATTGGTAGCATTGCCAATGTTGACAGCTAGTGCCAGACATCTCACAAGAACAGCTAATTTTCAGACTGATAGAGCCGCTCTTGAATTGAAAACTTCTGTGATTAACGAAGTATTCAATATTAACAGGATTGTACTGTATGCTAAGGAAGTATTTATCGATTATCCATCGGTTCAATAATGCCGTTCAAACCTCCGGTTGAAAAACCACAATTTGCTGATTTAATTGTTTCGCTAGATAATTCTCGTTCACAAACTAAAGACAATGCCTTTTATCAAACAGTTTATTTACTTTTACAGAGACTTACCAAATTTAGAAATCTAGTTATTAATGATATCAATGGTCTAGCAACGGCTTCTGATTCATTTAAAAATGCTACCTATTTAACTCAAGATGATGAAACTATTGCATTACCAAATTCTCGTAAAGTAATTAGAACTCTTGGTATTGGATTTGACGATTCTGTTCCAGGCGAAAGAATTGTAACGCTAACTCATTATTGGACTCCATTAACAGATGGTGATGTTGATCAGACTGATATAATTTATGCTAATGGTGAAGCAATAGCCGTAGAAGTTCCTATTATTGCTCCATTCCCGTAGAGATAACTATGCCACTGAATCCGCCACAAAACTTTCGTAAATATATTTCACTTCATAGGCGTGGTCTAGCCGCTAATAGGCCAAACGCAGCTGATGTATTGCCAGGAACATTATATTTTTCTACAGATACTTTAGTTTTAGAACGGTCTAATGGGACCATCTGGGAAAGTTACTAAGGAGACAGAATGGCGCGCATACCTAAGAGACTTGTTGGTCCTGCATTAATTGCTACTGGACCAACCACTGTGTATACAGTACCAGCTCTAACCAAGACTATTATTAGACAAATTCATATTTCCAATCCATCCGGTGCTGCAGTAACATTTACACTTTCAATTGGTGCTGATGCTGCTGCTACTAGATTGTGGTCTGCATACTCTATTCCTGCTGCTGCGGCTGGTGTTACTGACTCAGTACGTGATATTTTCATGTACGAAATCATGGACGCAGCCGAAATTCTCACTCTCTCAGCTGGAACCAATAATATTCTTGATATTACCATCTCTGGTGATGAAATCGTTCTAGGTTAATGGCTAGCCGTTTACAAGATGTAATACAGCGTGGAACTGCTGCGGCTAGACCATTAGCTACGGCAGTTGCACCTGGAACTCTGTATTATTCAACTGATACAGCCACCACAGATAGGTCTGATGGAACTAATTGGCAAACATTTGCTGATAGCTCTGGTGGTGGAGGTGGTGGTGCTAGTGGAAGAGGAATACCTGGAATAGATGGTCTTGATGGCCAAGATGGTATTGATGGTTTTCCCGGTACTATTGGTCCTGTAGGTAATAGAGGTCCAACAGGCAATCAAGGACCACCAGGACAAACATCTCCATTTGTTATTGAACAAGAAGAATATATTTATGAACCTCCAATACCAACCCCAGGAATAATTGGCCCAGCAGGACCATCTGGCTCAATTACTACTGCACAAAAAACTAGACAGATTGGGTTAACTGTAGATGGTGGTGGTTCAGTTATTACTACAGGACAAAAAGGATATAAATCATTTCCTGTAGCTGGAACTATTACAGGAGTTAGATTACTAGCTGACCAAAGTGGTTCTACTGTTATTGATGTATGGAAAGATACATTTGCTAATTATCCTCCGACAGTAGCAGATACTATTACTGCGTCGGCAAAACCAACGCTATCAACTCAAGACCATTCAGAAGATGTAATTCTTTCAGGTTGGACTACAGCGGTGGCGGCTGGTGATGTATTTGGATTCAATGTCAATTCAGCATCTACGATTACTCGTGTTACACTTGAGTTAACGATTGTAGTGACATAATGGCTATTACATTTGTAGATGCAAATTCTTTTTTTAATTCATCATCTACTACGAGCAATGTTTTTTCTGCGTTGAATGTAACAACTGGTGATACAATTGTTGTAGGATCTCGAACTGGTCTTCCATCTAGTTATATAACTTCAGTTACAGATACAGCTGGAAATGTATATAGGCAAGCCTTTAATCAACTTGGTAATGTTCCGACCGAAGTGTGGTATTGTACTAATTGTACAGGTAATGCTTCAAATGTCGTTACCATGAACTATTCTAATAGTACAGGTAATGCTTCTGGTGCCATAGCTCAATTTAGAGGTCTTGCTATCATTAGTCCAATTGATGTTCAGGTAGGCAAAACTAATCTTTCTTCTTTTACTATTACATCTCCTTCGTTCTCAACTGCTGTAGCTAATTCAGTATTAATTGGTTATGCAATGATAAATGATACTAACGGAATTTGGACTGTTGATACAGGTTGGACACAAGCTACTGTAGATGCTACTGACGTTAATATTATTCAATATAAAATTGTTAGCGCCTTACAATCTGGAGTTACCACTACTATGACTAATACTAAAAATACTGATAAAACTTTTATTGTCATCTCATTACATGAAACCATCTCTAGTGGTGGTGGTGGTTCTGGTGGAGCATTCGTCTTCTAATGAATATACGTCCATTAGAACCTAAAGATATTGAAGCTATAAAACGTATTCATGGTCATTATTTCATTAACGATTTTGCATTCCCAGATTTCTTTAATAAATTTTTATGCAGATTTGTTATAGAAGGGGATGACAGGGTTATTTGCGCTGCCGGAGTTAGAACTATAGCTGAATCAATCATGATTACTGACCAAGATATTACAGCAAGAGAAAAGCGAGATATTCTCTTGCAGGCTTTAGATATATCTACATATATGGCTAACCAGCACGACTTCACTCAGTTACATGCCTTTGTCCAGGGTGATATATGGAACAGTATACTTCGTAAGGTTGGATTTAGGAATTGCAAAGGCAATGCCTTAGTCATTGACTGTAGGTAGAACATGTCAAAGGGTGATGATCAGAGAGTTCAAGCTGGAATCAATCAGCAAAATCAAACACAGCAGGCTAACGCTGCTGCTCAAACTCAAAGAACTAACCAGGCTAATGATATTTTTTATGGCACTCCTGGTCAGCAATCTACTTTAAGTAGCACTCAAGCTCCTTCTGGTGGAATGAATCAAGGTGGTCAGCAAGCTACTGGTGAAGAACCAGCATATGATCCTAAAGACCCAAAATCAGTTGATGCATATATTGCTTATATGCAGCAACAGCCTGGGGTTAATCCATCAGTAAAGAATGACCCCGGTTACTGGCGTCAAAAGATGCTAGCAGATACCAATGCTGGTGGACTTGGACCCGATGCTAATTATGTAAAAGGTAAAATGATGACACCAGAAGGGGCTCCTGCCGGTTCTGGTGGATTTGGTAGAGCTGGAACTGGAGCTAGCGGAGGCGTAGCAGGTCAAGCCGTCTCTGATTATGGCAATATTGCTGGTAGATACAGTGATTTTGCTGATACTGGTGGATTTAGTCCTAATGATTTGAATCAGATTCGCGCTCGTGCTTTGTCTCCGCAACGAGCTATTTATGCTAATGCTCAAAGTGGACTTAATAGACAAAGAGCTTTACAAGGTGGTTATTCTCCAGGATTTTCTACTGCCACTGCTAGAATGGCTAGAGAGCGAAGTCAAGGCATGTCAGATGCTACTACTGGTGCAGAATCAAATATTGCTTCGATGGTTCAGCAAGGTAAACTAGCTGGATTAGGTGGAATGACTAGCGCTTATGGTGCTACTCCTGGACTAGCCAATATGTTTGGTCAGCAAGCATTAGAGCAAGGTCAACAGCAAATTGGACAGCAGGGTTCTGCTGGAAATATTAATACACAACAGCTTGATTTGGCTAATGCTGGTCGTGGTGGTGCAATGAGAACTATTGGTGGTATTGCTAAAGTTGGCGCTGGCTTAGCTACAGCAGGAATCTAAATGCCACTACCAGACTACTTCCGAATGAAAAATATTTTTGGCGATGATAGTAATATGCCTGGAATGGGCTTAGATTATAAGAATCCTAATCAACCACAAAATTATTTCACCACTGGCGGAGGCTATTCTCTTGGTCAAAATCCTCCTACTGATGATGTTCCTAATAGCCTTAGTAATACTAGTGCTAATGATGACGTTATATCTCCTCCACAGAATAGTGGGGGATATACTCCACAGACTAGAGATACAGAAGCACTTAGGGTCTTAATGAATCAATATCCTGATAGAGAAAAATATAAGCCTGGAATTTTGCGCAGGATTGGAGCTGGTTTTATTGGATTCGATCAAGGTGCTCAAGCTGGTGATAAATATCTAAATGATCCATATAATATGGCCATAACTGATTGGAAAAATAGAATTGCACCTGCTGAACAAGCCGCTAATTTAGAGAGATATGGCAATGCTAACATGCGGCAAAGCCAGTATCAAGGTGCTAGAACTGATATTGCTGGCAGAGAAGTAACTAGGAAGACTGAACAAGGAAATCGTAGACTAGACCAGGGTGATGTTAAATCTGACCAGGCTCAGCAGAAGATTGACCAGGCTGAAGAAAGAATTCAGCTTAATCAAGATAAACTTGATCATCTAAAATCTCGACAAGACCTTACTGACTCTGAGAAGATAACGCTTGCTAATAAATATAAACAGGAACAGGCTGATGCAAAAGCTGAAGCTGACCTTACTAAACAAACATTAATCGGAACTCAAAAGACTGGACAAATCACTGCTAAAGGTGAAGTAGATAAAGATATTCAAACTTTAAGAGGAACACAAGCTGAATCTCTCGCTGGTACAAAGGGAGCGGAAGCTAGAGCTACTAAAGCTATTGTACCTGGAAGTGCTGGCTCTACTAGTCAACTACCATCTCAAAAGAAAGTATCAGTACAGAATAAAGCTGCTCAAGGTATTAGGGAGAATCCATCTTGGGCTAACTATATGAAAACCGATGCTAATGGACAAGTATCTATTCAGCCCCCAGGTAGATTCTCTGGACCAGACCAAAAGACTTATGATGCTATGGTTAATTATATCGAAAGCGGTTCAAATGTTATTGATTTGGGAAAACGCGGCAGTTCTCCTGGAGGTTCTGGTCCTGTTGGTAAAGTTAGAGTCCAAGCTCCTGATGGAAAGACTGGCACTTGGGACTATAGTAAAGGACCATTACCAACTGGATTTACGGTAGTTAAATAATGGCTTATCCTCCTGGTTTCACACCTGATTACGATACATCTGGCTTTGAACCTGATGAGCCAGATAAGCCTATAAGTCGTAAAGTTACATCTGGTCCACCAGATACTAATTTAGCTGAGACTACAACTAGATTACCATCCCAGTCGGTTAATAAGTTTGTTACAACTCCGACTAGTAAGATATTGAAGCCGGCCAGTTCAAATTTTATTTCAAGTGCTTATCATGCTGCTAATGACCCATTACTTAATAAACTTAAGATTAACGATACACAAATATTTGACCCTAGAGCCGCTGCCGACTATTATGACCCAGCAGGTGCTAACAAGGAAAATCAAGCTAGAATTCCGTCATGGGTTCCATATATCGGTGGAGGTACATGGAGATCATTAGGAGCTGGAACACTTGAAGGTGCTGGTAATGCTGTTAGTGGTCTTTCAACACCACTTAACTTAGCTACTATGGGTGCCTTCAAAGGTGCTAGTGCTTTAGGAGATATTGCACCAGCAGCTGCTAGAGGATTGAAATTAGCTGGTGAAGCTATGTCTGCACCTGTTGCTGCTCATGGTGCATATCAAGCTGCTACAGCACCAACTCTTGGTGAAAAGGCATTCGGGGCTGCTGAAATGGCTGGCGGAGCGGCTGGTATGATGGGTGGCATGAGGTCATCTGTTAAGCCTAATCTATCACCAGAAATACAACCAAATCTAGGAGAACTAACTGCACAACGTATTAACGAACTTAGAATGAAGGCTGACCAAGTAGTTAAATCTGGTCCTGAACCCCTAATGAAGCCTGAAGAAATTCCAGCTGCTAAAGCTAGATATAATGAATTACTTAATAAGGCTACTAGTGGTCAAATTTCTCATCCTGAACTTATCGAAGGTCAACAGTTAGATAAGCATTTAAGGGAAGTTAACTTTGGTGAGACTGGACAGCCTGGTAGTACAGAACAACAGCGACAGCAACCTAAATTACCAGAACAAGGTGTTCAACCAGAAGTCATACCACAAACTGAATCATCATTAGAAACTGGTGGAACAGAGCCTGTACCATTCAATAGAAGAAAGAACGTAACTGATTACGAAGCTAAAATTGATGAATTAATTAGCAGCTTACCACCTGAAATGCAACAGTCATTCAATGTAGATTCATTACAGGGACTTGATAAAACTCCTAATGCTTCTAGTCAAACAGCTGCTAGCGCTGAAGCTCTATCACGCCAACAAGGCATGAGGAAACGTAGTGAACAGTATGTTGTATTTGATAGAGCTGGCAATAAGAGAGTTCTAGTTGGACCCGAAGCCGTTGACTACCAGCCATCTAAAGGTGAAACCTATGCTATTGAGACACCAAGAGGATTTGTCAAATTAACTGACAATGGTGGCAATATTGTAGGTAAAGTAGTTAAAGGTCGTAAAACTGAATATCCTGGATATAAGGGAACGACTGAAGAACCGTCAACTTCTAATGACGTAAGCACTTCAACCATTCCTAAACAAGCGGCTGGATTTGGTTCTGTTCCTGCTTCTGAGACTGTTCCTGAAACACAAACTGATGGAAATGGAGGAAATGAAATACCTCCTGGTGGAACTCCCGGTGGTGTATTTGGTAGCAATCAACAACTAAGTCAACCAATGATGCCAATGAGTCCACCTCAATTAAAAACTAAGCCATCTATGCCACCAGGCATACCAACAGCAACAAAAGATGGAATTATCAGAAACATTCTAGGTGCTAACAAAGCTATTCTAACATCATGGGATTTGTCTGCACCTGGTAGACAAGGTAAGGCATTCATTCTTAACAAGTCATGGTGGAATTCACTAGATGATATGGTTAAAGCATGGGGCTCTAAAGACGCAGCTCATATGATTGACCAGTCTATTATAGATCATCCATCTGGCTATTTCAAACCAGATTCGAATGGTAAGTCATTTGCTGATAAGGTTGGACTTGATATTGCTCCACATGAGGAAATGTTCAATACTACTGTTGGTAAAACTATTGGCAAACTCGGATTAGTCGAACGCTCAAGCCGTGCTCATACAGCATTTCTGAATAAGCTAAGGTCTGATCAGTTTGTAGCATTTATGGATGCTGCTAAAGCTACTGGTCAAAATCCAGAGACTAACTTAGTTCAAGCTAAAGCATTTGCAGACTTTATAAATGACGCTACTGGTCGTGGTAGTCTAAACTTTGGTAAATATAAATTAGAGAAGAATGCTAATGCATTAAACGATTTATTCTTTGCTCCAAGGAATATGTCTGGCCAAATTAGAACTTGGAATAGGGTATTGAATCCGTATGAATACTACAAAGCTGACCCAATACTCAGAAAACAAGCATTAAAATCTTTGTTTGCTATTGCTGGTACAGGAGTGGCTGCTGGAGAGATGGCTAAGCTAGTTCCTGGTGTTCAGGTAAGTAATGACCCAACCAGTGCTGACTTTAGAAAGATAAAGATTGGTGATACCAGAATTGATTTTTTTGGCGGCTATCAGCAACTTCCAGTAGCCGCTATGAAATTACTAACTGGAACATCTGCGTCTACTACATCTGGTAAGGTTACCGATTTAACTGGCAATAGATTTGGTCAGCAAACAAGAGCATCTGTAGCAGAACGATTCTTCACTAATAGACTTGCTCCACTCCCATCGTTTGTATGGGCTTGGATGAATAATAGAGAATTTGATGGCAAACCATTTGAGGTTAAAAAAGCTCTATTTGAAAGGGTTTTTCCAATTGCTATGAAAGATATTTATGATATGGCCCAGACAGACCCAGTTCTAGCCGCTGTCATGGCTGCACCTACAACACTTGGATTGTCCAACACTCAAACTTACACTGGGAGATGACTAATGCCAACACCTCAGCTTCAAGTCGGATATCCACAAACAATGGTAGTGGGTACTGTTTATGCTTTACCAGCTTCTAGATGTCTATTTTTCGCTGGCGGTACCGGAACGTTTACTCAGTCTAGCGATGCAGCATTTACAGTTCCTGTTGCATTGACACTTACAAGTGGTCAAGCAGAAGTCTCAGGTGCATTTATTAAATGCGCAGTTGCAGATACAGTTGTTACAGTTAAGAAATTATAATGGGCACATTTGAGCCAGTTGGTGTTGTTGAGAGATACTGGCCGCTATTTCAAATTCCTGGCAACTCAGTTACTAAGTTATTTAACCATACAGAAATGTCATCTAGTGACCATACAGTAGATGTACTATTGCCTAGTGAGAGTCAAAAGCTCATGATTCAATGGGTTTATGATAATTATAATAATTACTCTAATATTCAACCTATTAATTTTGATTGGCTCATATATGGTTCATTAAATGGGGAAAATTTCTGTAAAGTTAAAGAATTTAAAAATCCTGACCCGCTTATTCTTGAAATGGAATTTTGCTATTCGTATGTTAGAATTGAAACAGTAAGCGGTACAAGTCAGTATCCTCTTACTCTATATTGTATGGCGATTTAACAAAGGAGAATGAAGATGGCAGCTAAAGCCGTTATCGTCGTTAACCCATCTGGACAAGCATTACCAAATGCTGAACCATATTTATCTATTGGTTCTCAGCATGAAACAATGCCGCTAACTAATCAGGATGGATATTCACTTTCTGCACAGAGTTGGTCTGATGGTAACGGCTATCTTAAAGTTACTGCTAATGGATATCTCTCATATGTACAAATATTATCTATTGATGGAGAGAATCAGAACATATTTGTTGGGGAGAATGGTACAGATGCTAATGCAGTAATTTTGCCTGGTTTGAAGACTGCGAGTGGTAACACTTTCCCTAGCTATCCCACAAGAGAAGAAGTTTGTAATGTCTTTTGTGGGTTTCAGGGTATCAATATTCTCACTAAACAGTATGGTTGGATTCCAGCATTCGGACCTGAATGTGGTGCATTAGATGATGAAGATACTATCTCATACTGTCAGCAAATGAAGGAGTTTGGATTTACCCATGTGGAAATGGACATTTCTTGGCAGTATTCAGAGCCAGATTTTAATTATCCTGTACGCGGTATGGACCTCGCTTATAATCTTGAAGAGGTCGCTAGACGGCTCGATTTAATTATTCGCCAAGGAATGTTCGTTAAATTCTCTTTAGCTGGTGATGGAATGTCTGTCAATGACAATCCTCAACAGGGAGAATACAACGACCCACAAGGATGGACATATGGATTTCAATGGCTAATGAATAATGTACAAAGAATTATGTCATTCCTAAGTGATTATCAGGGACATGACTTAACTAAATTTTGTTTGTTTGTACCAGGATATGATGCTGTATTCTATGGCTGGGGAATTCCTAATGAGGTGCCTGACCAACAGCCGCAACGTGTGATTGATTTTGGTAATCATTTTAGGACTATTTTGCCAAATGGGTATCTTGGAATTGAACACTCTACTGGTAAAATTCCTGTTGGTGAATCTGGCAAGGATTGGTTAACAAATGGTCCTCTTGATTCTTATGATACATTACTATCTGAATATGACCCATTTAATCTTCACTCCGATAATACCTGGCAAATCTTAAGCCGCTGTACCAGACCATATAATCGTCCATCAGACCAACCAGCTGATGATGACACTAATCCTCCATATATCATTGAAGATTGTAGTCGTGGTAAAAGATTCTACATTATGTATGAATTGTTAACTTATCTCTGGGTTCGCAATGAAGTAAATTTAGAAGACTGTAATAATGCTTATGACTATTTTAAAGCAATGGCTCCATCTGCTACTTTGTGCATGGTTAAGTCTTAGCCTTCTTAGCCATGTACTTCTTGTACCCATCTAACGGCTCTCCTGCCAAATGAACCAGCCAATCCATATTACTTCCAATTCCGATTTTCTCGCGCTTAACCCAATTCATCTCAAGGAGATTATCAATAATTTGGTCTAATGTAAAACTATTGAATATCCCATATCCACGCCATAATAGTTGTTTTCTCGACATCTCTTGACTATCAGCCGCTAACAGATAGTCAATAACGGCTTTCGTACTAGCTGCCATTGGGTCTGGTCCTCTCCCATCAACAGTCCTCTTACTTGAATAAACAAGATTAGTTACTTTCTCAATTGATTCTTCCATCGACAGTTCAGTTATCTCACCGTTAAAATCAAAATCAGCTAGTGTCAAACACATAGCTACTTTCAATACATGGTCTGGAACCCTATTCAAAAATCCAGTTTTATCATGTGTTTGACCACTACGCCACTTACGGCGCCATGTATTGAATAGTTCTCTTGCTTCTATTGATGGGGTTAATTGTCCTTTAAGAGATGATATTTTACTAAGATGTGGTACGTACTTTGGCGATATATAATTATCAAATTTATCCCCATCACTTTTATCATCACCATCATCACTTAATAGGTCCACATTCTGTGACCTTTTTTCTTCGTAAACAATGAGATTCCTACCAATGTATCCCCCTTCGATATTCGCTTGGGGAATTGAATCATAAAAGTGAGCTGGTGAACTACCGAATAATGCTGTAATATAAGGCTTCTTAAGCTTTTCAGCACCATCACCCTTAAGAAGATTGACCCATTCCGAGTTATAATTTCCATCGAACAGGTCCGTGAGAATCTGTAAGGCATCAGGGTCAGCTATGATGGCTGATGATAATTCGCCATTAATAATATACATTCTACTATCATCAATTGGTTTTTTACCTTCTACAGTCTTTGTAGTAGCTCCTTCTTTGACGATAGCTTGAATTGAGCTTCTTCCTTTAATGACTCTTGTAACTCCTGCATTTGTTACTAACTGAGCCGCTCGATTGATTGGAAATCCCTTACCAAGTCCAGACTCTCCTAGCAACATGATGTATAAGTTTGGCTTATATATCAAGTCACCTTTGAGCGTCTTCAGACTATAGTTGTTACCGGCTGCTGCGCTAATGCAACTGATGAAACTCCACCATAGCCACGATTGGGGCGTCTCGACGTGTGAACACTCTGATACTAATGAATCTATCCAGTTAAGTTGCCGCACGATTTAGCTTCAAGAAGTCTCACGCAATTTATCTCTTAGTTTCATAACCAAGTCAAATGCTCGTCGTTGCATATCGAGTGGATATTGACTACCTGTCATGCCAATGATGATAATGTTAACTTCTTCTTTACTTAGTTCTATGTTCATTCTTTCTCCTATCAGCAAATCTAGCTAGTTTGTCATATAAAGTATCTATTAATTCTTCAGCTTCATCAGAACTCAAATTGAATGCATCTCTGATGGTAACTACGGCTATGCCAATGGCTGTTACAATTGCCATGTCAGATTCATCATCATTTATCATTTCTGTTCTGTCTCCCTCTTTGCTTCGCTAATGCAAATAGTTTCTCGAAATAGTTTATTGGTAATTGATATGCTGAGCCAACAACCAATACATGAAATCCATTCTTATCGTATAAATCTTCTAGTTCTCCTGGATAAAACCATTCGTTAGTATCTAGCTGCTGTCCAAAAGCCCAGTTCTTTGCTTCATTGTAATTGCCTGCTATGATGCAAATCATCTATCACTCATGTTTCCACGGACATCTAAACTCATCACCAATTTTAGGTAATAGTTTACCAGTCCATTTATACCAATGTCCGCAATCAAGAATGAGCCAATAACCATTACTAGTATCATTTTTCTGTACGTCAATAATCTCTTGTAAGCTAGGCTCTGTCATTTTCTTTTAGTTTTTTAATGATTGTGTGAAGATTAATCTTTATTTCATTAGTATTATGAGGTATGATTTCTCTTTTTGAATTAATCATAGTAGATTCAAATACTAATTTATCAATTTCCCCAAGCATTACTTTTATACGATGTATGTACCAATCAGTACCCGGCTCGCTCATCTTCGTTCAACCTCCACATTAACATCCAGTTTCTCAAATAGTATCTTTAATGCATAGTATACCGAATCAACATTTGGGGCATCATCTATAGTTACTATGAATTTACCATCTACAGATATATCAATATTGTAATTATTTTTGGCGTGAATAATCACTTTAACTATACTCATATTTTCATCTCAAAATGGAATATCATCGTCCTCCAAAAATGGATATGATGTCTTGGTTAATCTATCTTCAGCCGCTTTTAAAGATACATCTAATTGTGTATCTAATTCTTCAAATGAATTGGCTTCTATCCTGTCTCTTGACTTGAATAAGCCTGCTTCCCATATTACAATTACAACTTCGATTCTTATATCATTCATATTCTATTTCATCAATTTCAATAATTACTTTATTTTTGCAATTAGTACATTCATATTGACTTAGTAATTTAGTTGGCATATTTTCAGCTGCCATCCTATCAGAATGTTTCATATACACTTTAATGCTTTTGAATGCATGACTACAATTACCACAAACAATCCTAATATTCATATTTTAATCGGTCTCATCTCAGAATAATTAGTGTCACTAAATTCAATTGAACATGGAATAGTTAACATGTAATCACGTTTCAAGCTACAGCCAGAGAAATCAATTGGAACTTCAAAATGTTTCTTCATCAGCCTAGCATACGGTTCCCAGTTGTTAGCGGGAACCTGCATCTTTAGGCTATCATGGTCTTCACTTAGCCACATATGCTCTACATCGCCATTCAATTCATCTTCAATAGTTAATCCTGCACCTTGCACAAGATGTGCTACTGTTCTTTGCGGTATGTTTGCATATCCTTCTTTATAGAGCTGAGTGTCCATTCTTCCATTGAAGATACGAAGACCGCCATACGGGTCCACAATCGCTCTTGTGCTCTGGAGACAATCAATGATATCCTTATGGAACTTATTTCTAATCCTTGGCGATGCGCCATGAAAAAGTTCAAGCATCTGACCAGAACGCCATTCAGATATAGACATAGGTATATCGAACTTCTGAGCATCAGTATTGAAATTAACCATAAACTCATTTTTGCCCATGTCGTAATTCCCAGCGTGCCTAGTCTTTTTTCCACAGAACCTCTCAGGACCATCCTTTTCCATTATGTCAACGACGGGAACAATACCAGTCGTCAGGACTAATTCTCTAGTATATCCAAATATCATTCCTGCCGTTCGTCTATGTATGTCAACCTTATCAAACGCCTCTAATAATTCCCAATCTTCTGCTAATACTGCCACGACCCTAGCTTCAGCTTGGCTGCTATCGGCTCCGATAATGACGTATCCTGGGTCGCAGATAAACATGCTTCGTATATCTTTGGCAAGTCTGCCATGTTTAGCGATAGTATGAAATGCCAATCCAATTTTCTTTGGTCTGACAGGCTTTTTGAGAATTCCAGTAGAGCTTCTGCAAGTCTCCGTTGCTGATATGCTGAAAGATGTTTTACACCTCCCATCATAATCTGGAGAGAAGCTGATGTTCCTTGACTTTTGAGTACGTATTCTTCGTTCTTCAAGGATGTTCGTAAGAATGTCTTTTTTCTCTTTTGTTTTAGCATGATTCCCCAGTAGTGCTACAATTGTGTCTTCAGATGTTGGATTGCGTTTCATAAATTTAAACTTCATTTCTTTATATAATAATTCAAACATCTGAGGATAGCTAGCTACATTTACTTCATGCCCTACGAGTTCTGTTATCTTGTCATGAACTGCCTTAGCCATCTCTCCATACTTCTTAGATAGCTCTTTCTTTCTTGGCAAATCAATGAGGAAGCCGTTGTTCTCCATCTTCAAATAGAATTTATGTTTCCTCATCATATACTTATAATAATAGTTCAACAGCTTTAATCCATAAACATCGCTTAAATCAATTAAGTCTTGTTCCTGTACCTCATCAATTTCATATGTAACGGCACAATCCTTAGCATTATATTTGAATAACTGTTCAACTTTCTGCTTGCCGAACTTAAACTCTTTGCCTTCCTCTTTGTAATAAGGCTCTCTTGTCCATAAAGACGATTGAACGTGGAGCTTCTTTTGTGGTAATTCTGGGAAGATAACTCTTGTCTTAATGAGGGTGTCGCTGTACAAGTTTGGGCATTGAAAACCAATAAGATTAAGTTTGAACTCGTCATACTTGAAGTTTTGCCCAATAATACGTAGCCGTCTGAGCTGGCTGTCAATCAATCTCCATATTTCGTCAAGTTCATAGTCTCCCATATCAGTGAGCTTATGCTTACCAATAGTCCTAAGTAAAGGCACAGAGATTGCGTGGTGCCTGTTGAAAGCAAAGCCAACACAAACTGGCACGCAATTAATAGATTCGATATCAACCGACGCTTTGTCGAAGTTTTTGTATTTGTCGAAGAATCTGTAGAGGTCAAGCGAATTGTGACATATATCGAGTTCTTTATTCGGTAGAGATAACTGCCTACTTTTGGATTCTTCAACAGCCCGTGCAATATCTGATTCAATGAGCTTGATGTACGTGTATTCAAGTCCACCTTTGTCACCTCGGTTAAACAGAGCGGCTGGATGTATAGTTGGGACTACCTTTGTAACGCCATCTTTAGCCAGGAGAATACTCCCGCGATAATTAAGTATGCCAGAATATCCAGTAATATGATTAAGAGCAGTATCCCCAATAGCCAAGATACACTTGGGTCTTCTCGGTTTGATTTCATCATTCCAGAGATTCTCCGATTCCTTATTTATGTCAACACCTATTAAATGTAACTTCGTTAAGTCATTCATAGGTGGTTGATACTTGCATACATTAGTTATATATACATCACTTCGTCGAATATTTGCTTTTCTTAAACAATCATCAAATATTTCACCGGCTGGACCTGAGAATGGTACACCTGTCTCATGCTCATGTTTACCAGGTGCCTCTCCCACTGCCATTAAATCTGGCTCTAATGGACCGATCCCTCCTACGTATCTAGGCATCCTTTTTTCTCTACATCTGTCATTCGCTTAATGATAGATTCAGGTAATGAATTAACAACTTTATTATGTAGATGATTTATCCAGGAACATACATCACACAGATATGGATATGGTGTTTCATTGTCCCATTCTCTATTTTTCCTACTAAGGCAACGGGAGCATAAATCGCTATATGCCTTAGAGATTCTATCTTGATGGCTTGGCATTATTTAATTTGAATAACCACACCATCAGGCGTCTCGTGCATCTTAACAATCTGTTTAGATATATGAACTCTATCATCAGTAATATCAATAACGTGAGCAACTTTTAACCTATTAAATAAATTGTCCATTATAACATTTAATTTAATTTCTATACTATCAAATAGATTCATAATCAGTTTAGCCTCTTCTACAGTCATATTTCTATGTCCTCCAATTGCATTTCTTTTCTCTTCAGCCGCACCCATGCAATAGCATCTCTCATACTTGAGCAACGCCTTAATTGCTTTTCGTGAGTTTTGAACCAGCTAGCTAACAATAAATCTTGAGATACAGAACCAATCGAGCGATTGAGAGCTTTAGCTGTCTTTTCTATTGTCCAATCGTTCTCATCCTTTAGTTGATGTATGTGGAACTTGTGAATATCAATAGCTCTCTCTATCCAGCTCTGCTTAACTGGTGGCTGTCTCATCTCCGCCGTTCAAACCTGAATCCGTCTTGTTGAATAACTTCTTCTTTATCTTGTCCTCTCTCTGCTGCTATCTCTTCTTTACTACGACCTTGATTGTCCCTAGTGCCTCTGCACTTTGGATACTGTTTGCATCCCCAGAATGAACCATGCGGTCCTTTACGTGATGCCATCTCCCCATCACATTCAGGACATTTAACATTCTCTAATATGGGCCGCTTTGTTATATCAGCCATATTATAATGGCTAAATAACCATGTAGCCAGTTCAATATAGTTAGTCCAACCAAGTGGTGCATTATCATTATGAACTTCAGATAACTTAAATGCTAATGCCCATTCTCTTTTACTTTCAATCTGCTCTTTGACGTATGTGAAATCTTCCATAGATTCTCCAAAGACTGGCTGCTAGGACTATTTCCAGCCCAACACAACGGGGCTTGTGTCGGTCTATCCTAACTTTTTTATAGTATCTGCGGATGTAGAAGCCAGCATAGCTAACTAGAAACCAAGGCTAAACAACCAATCGAAAATTTCACCCGTTTATCGTCCCTCACATGCGATGCATGCATTTGCAGTCATAACAGCCTCCCTAACCTTACGAATAGCGGCTGATTGGTCTGCTGATGGTACCGTATTATCTAGAATAGAACCAGCTAATACTCGTGCAGCGTCCCTAATTTCCTGATACTGCTGAATCTGTTCAGGTCTAGGAGCGTGATACGTAAACCAGTTTTCTAAATCATTCATTGAAATCATTAGAAATTATTCCTTTGCATAATATTAATAAGCTCTTCTAAAGCTGGATGCTTTTCAAATATTTCTTTGGCCCTCTTAACATCGGCAAGTTTAACCTCTGCCTGTTTGATAGCCATATCGAGTCTTTCTTTCATATTGGCTGGTCTAACTTGTGCTCCACTGTATGATGGGTTACTATAGGCCATTGATACATTTTCAGATGCCGGATTGTCAAATTCCATGAATTTTCTCCAAAGGCGTGGGTTGAAATAGGACATAAACAATGGTACTATTTCAACCCACATAATTAATTACGCTGACAGCGGCCTGAAATCAACAACATCATTGAATTCATTGCCCTTGTTGCTCTTACCCCTCTTGATATAAATCATGAGCTTCTTGCCAATTTGAGCCTTAAATGACTCAGAATTGAGCTGGTCAGCCGTATATCCCTTTACTGGGTCTGGTGGTCCAAGAACCACTACAAACAAAGCCTTACCAAATCCCAATGCCTTCTCATTTAATAGACGACGGGGAGAAATTCCCTTGTTAGGTCCATCAATAATCTTAAAGATGAAAATGCAATTTGTGCTACCATCTGTATCAGCATCTTCTTCTTTGTAGTCAGTAATTTCAGCTGGATGCCAGCCGACTTCTGCTAGGTCTCCCTTTTTCAGGTCATCGGGGGTAAGTGCTGCTCTCATGTGTACGTTCCTTTTTCTGGGTTCCAGATCTTGGTTGATTGTTCGGTTGGTTGTACTTGTGGTTGCTGTTTAAATGGATTTACGTTGGGAACGACAAATTCAACTATTTCATTTGTTTTCTCTTTTGAATCATACTCTGCCTGCACTTGTGCAAGAGCCTCAAGCCACACCTCATAGAAAAATTTATCTGTGAAATCAAGCTCTTTTGGCAAGCCTAAACTTGTCTTGGCATACTCATCTCCAATGGCTTCAGTTGAAACCTTATACTTAATTGAAGATGTTCCTGTTGCGTAGCTTGTTTCTTTGGTGAAATGGTAAATTTCGGTGAACTGACCCGGAACGATGCCAGCTACTTTGGAACCGTATGTTACTATAGTATTAACTTTGGATACTTTCATGCTGCTTCCACTACCTTCAATCTTAATACCTGGTAATGGATGTGCTGTCCATATCACATGACATGGCAGCACTCTACAAATGTCAAGAGCTTGAGATACGATAGAGGTTTCAGTTTTATACTCGTCAAATTGTGGAATTAGCTGTTGAGGATTATCAGCCTTAGATGCAATCTTTTTACCCTTCTCGTTAAATCCGAGACTCCAGTTAACTGCACCAGCCGTTAAGTTGGTTACACTATCTGTAATGAATGCTGTGTATCTACAATCAGACTCAAAATCATAACATTTATTAATGTATGCGTTGGCATTGGTCTTTCCATACACATCAATTTCTAAATTATCTAATACTTTCTTGCCTTTCTCACCCATCTTACGATAGAATGTGATAAGCTCCACTGGCTTCTTCTTATCCCAATAAGCTAGATATGTTGGTCCACCTAAAGCGAATGACGCAGCGGCTATGGTCTTTCCAAATCCCCAAGGAGATTTGAATAAGAAACTAGTTGGGCCAGCTATGTTAATACCACTAGCCTTCATTTTTTATCTCATCATTTTCAATTTTAT